GTTACTTGACCAGTTGAGCCAGTTGCCTGAAGCCCTGTTACTGGAACATTAAGCACTAAGTCTACTGTTACACTTCCTTGACCAACTGTGCCAGCTACTCCAGTAACACTTACATTTGGTGCGCTTCCGACTACCGTTACACCCGATACTGATCCCGTTCCTCCAACACCTACAACAGAAACTTGAACACCTTCTCGAATTACTACCTGACCTATTGCTCCTGTACCACTAACACCTGTTACATCTACAACTGCTGTGCCTGTAACTTCAACTCCGCCAATACTTCCTGTTGCTAATAGTCCTGTTACTGGAACGTTTGCTGTTGCATTTACAGTTACACCGTTAATTGCTGCTGTACCTGATACTCCTGTAACAACAACTTCAGTTAATAGCGTTACACTAACTGAGCCTATTGATCCTGTACTACTAACTCCTGTAACAGACACATTTGCCTCTGCTGATACAGAAACACTACCAACTAATCCTGTACCACTAACTCCTGCAACAGATACTCCTATACCCTCTTGAACTGTTACCTGACCTAAAGCACCTGTACCAGATACGCCAGTAACGCTAACTGATATATTCTCTATTACAAATACTTGTCCAATTGCTCCAGTTCCTACAAGCGATACATTACCTTCGCCCCAAGGTGAGTCTCCCCATCCTTCGCTACCATAACCTCCTAATGCAATTGATACATCAGCCACACCGCACTAACCTTAAGCGATGCGAATAATTGCACCAGTAGCAGTAGCCGCTGGGAACACAATCGTAAACGTACCTGCAGTCGAAGCCTTAGAACCACCAAAGTCTAGAACAGCTACGGCTGGATTACCTGTCGCAGTATCGTTATAAATCAAAGCGCCAAATGCTGTAATGGTCGCAGTGGTAAACGATAAGTCCGCAAAGTCGGTAAGCGCTGTAGTTCCAGAAGAAGTTGGAGTAACTTTAGATAGTGTTCCGCCTCCCAATGTGTACGAACCAGAAGCTGCTACTTCGTTAGTTGTTGTATAAGCCGTGGTAGCCGCAGTAAACGAAGCTGAGTTGTTATACAAAGCTAGTTTGAATGTGTTACCTGTGCTTGCCGTAAAGTTATGAACGCCCTGTAAGATTTGAACCTTAAAAGAGGTTGGCATGAAGTTACCTGTAAAAGCCATTTTAAATTCTCCTTAATAAATTAGCAGCCTCAACTTCACCGCCTTGTACACAAACTTGAATGCAACTAGCCCTTTCGGACTGTGCTGCACGACTCAAATATTCAGAGATTGTACGCTCTAATGCCTCTCTAAAATACTTTGCTTGCTCCCGAATTTCGGGTGGGGCAGTTTCTGATACCCCAATGATCCTATTTACGCAGAGTTCTGTCAATTCTTCAAGCGGTAAACCGCCATAATTGCTTGTTTTTACGAGAGGGCTGATAATATTGCCAGTTTTAATTTCAAACATTTATGTCCTCTTTGCTTCTGGTGGGTTGTACTCCACCTCGTCTTTTACCGTATCTTTAATTTCTGAGTACTTTTTAGCCACAAACCGTTCGTTTTCTAGTCCTACAACTAATGGATCACTAAGACGGTGGTAGCCGTACAGCTTACTAATAGTCGGCTCGCTGGTATCTAACAGGCATGATCCTTGAGCTATACCAACCTTAATACCCCGTTCCATTGCCTTTGCCAGTAAAAACTCGCAACACGCCCTACCTGCCTCGGCAAAGTGGACTACGTTTTTGTAAGAAAAATCAATCCCATACAGGTGAATTTGCCCTACTTTGGCAGCAATTGCATAGCCAATAGCAAAGGCTACGGTGTTGTTAAAGTACCCCGTTCCGCAAGCGTTCATTACTTCATCTAAGGGAAACTCTACTAATCCAGGACAACGGGGGTCTAGTTCACAGGTATAGATTGGGCCTGTGTGTTTCTCTAGTACCGACCGCATAAGTCCCGTTTGAGTGCCTGCATCATCACTATCTAGGAATCGGCTGGCTGGATCCAGCATAAAAACTCGGTCGTGGTAAATCACCCCTGCCATAGCGTTAATTGCCCATACTTCATCAATTGGCTGAGAATGAGTCTTAGCTAGGATAAACTGACTATGGGATTTGCCCATTGCCACAATAGCAATGCTTTTACCTGATAAGTCTGGAACTCTATTAATCATCTGACTGGATACCTTACTTGTCCGCTTCTGTAGGCGTCTTGACGGTTCTTACCATCGCCTAATTGTTTAAGTTCTGCCATTGCATCGTCATAACGGGCTTTATAAACCGTCATAGTGTCAGCGTCTGACTTCATAAATAAAGCTGCTTCTAGTAACGCCCCGTATAAAAGAGCAGAGTCAAAGTTCGTACCCAACCAAGACGTCCCAGCGGTCACAATTGACGTTGGATAGTAGAAATAATGAAGCTCTGAATTGTAAGTAGCGTCTGGGGTAGGTCCTAAAATAAAGGTGTTGTCGTCAAATACAGCGTAATACTCAGGTTTTCCAAAAAACGCTGAATCTGTATCAGGATAGGACTCACGGATAAAGTTAACGTCTTTATTCAAAAGGTAGTGGTACTCATTTGCCGAATTAATTACCGCAAGACTAAAGGTTGATAGCCAGTCTGAAGGAGTCGATAAGTACTTATTTCCTACAGTCATAGTACCCGTAACGTTCTTGCGGATAGCGGGTAACTGCACCATGTTATAGATGCGTTGCTCCGCCAACTGCACAAAACGGGCAATCTGCTCGGCAGACGTAAACGACCCGACTGTCGCTGGGAAATCGTTCTCTGCGAAACCTTTAATAGCAGACGTTAACTGCGTGTAATTCATCCCATCTTCCCACTAGACATACGACCTTTGGTTGCTGCACCAGCACCACGCATTTCAATCTTACCGTATTGATTTACGGGTTTACCATTACCTTTGCTAATACCGTCAACCGAGATATTCATAGTCGCCATTTCTTGTGCGCCAGTCATACCTTTAGAAGTCAGTCCTTTAGCAGAGATTGTCTTACCCTTCATCGTATGGGGAGGAGCATAGACTTTAGCGTCTCCAACTTCCTTGCCCATTACTTTTTTAGAATAGTGAGCCATTATCGACCCCTTCCAGCTTTACGCATCATTTGGTTCTTAACCTTAGCCAAACCACGACCCATCTTTTTCATGTCCATCTGGTCTTTACCGCCCATCTTGGGTTTAGCTTTCATGCCCAGAACTTTAGGACCTGAGTCACCTAAATTTTTACCTTCGGTTTTGCCTTTTTTAGCAATTCCATCTGCGTCTTTCTTAAACATTTTAAACTCCTTATGTTGTTGTTACCGTTACACTGCCTACCTGACCTTCTGGAGCTAAGTTGTTGGGGGTTAATCCATCGTCTCTAGCACCGCCAACAGGGTTCCATCCCCACTGAAATATTCTACTACCACCTTCTGGAAAACCAACACCTTCTTCGGTATTATCGTTACTTCCATTCAGTTGTAAACCGCTACTTCCAGATACCTGATAGCTTACATCAGGGCGTGGTTCCCGTACAGCCTGTGGGTCGTCAACTGGATACATACCTAACGACAACTGCGGTTGGTCTGGATCCCAACAGCTAGGACAAACCTTAATGTTCTTTATCTGTTGCTTTACAACTAACTTCCGTAGCTCCTTTAACTTATACCGCTGACCACATCGGTCACATTCGGCAATAGCAAATTTGCCACTACTAAATTTATTAGGCACGAGTTTTACCTCTTATAGCACAGCCATCAGCCCGTTTAGAAGCACTTGTTCTCTTAGGAGCTACTTTTCCGCCTTTTTTAAAAGGCGCTTCCCCTAAATCAACACGGACTGGGCGCCCATCCGCACCAATAAAAGCATTACCAACTCTACTTGGTAGTGACTTAACGCCTCCAGCACTAGATCTAAAGCTATCTGCTGCTAATTTGCCTACTTTTTCAAGGGTACTTAACCCCTCATAATCTTTAGTGCGGGGTATTCCAGGAACTTGTTTAGCTAAATCATCTTTAAAATCATAATTATCCGTAGCAACTAGGCGACCTTCGGGAGTTTTTTCGTACTTAAATCTACCAAGCGTGTTTCGTATTGCGGCACTACGACCAATATTAGCATCTTGCCTTGCTTCATTTAAACCTTTACCGTAGTCTTTATAGTCTACGGTTTCATCATAGTGTTGACGAGCTAATTTATCACCTTCTTCTTTTATAAACCTTTTACCAGTCTGTCTTTCCCGAGACTTAACAACTGCGTCTCTAGCCTGTTTAAGTTCAGCTTCTGTAAAGTCTTTTTCCGTAATAGGATCTTTATTACCAGCAAGGGTGCTTACAAAAGTACGTACTTGTGCAGGGACAATCTTTTTTACTAGACTGCCGTCTTCGCCGTTAAATTTATAT